CTCTAAAGCAGCGCTTGAGATATTGAAGCACCAACACGGCTGGGTGGCCAAGCAAGCTATATCGGTTGAAGTGGATCAGCGCATCTCCATCACGCAAGCACTGCAACAAGCGCAAACGCGCGTTATTGAAGTCATAGATGCAAACGACCAAATACAGCGCTGAAGACGAACAAGAGTTAATGGCTAGACTTTGGGCGCCTGCGCTCAAAGACAACCCGTTGGCGTTTGTAATGTTTGTGTTTCCGTGGGGTGTCAAAGGCACGCCGCTAGAGCATTTCACAGGACCGCGCAAATGGCAGCGCGATGTCTTGCAAGACATGGCCTCGCACATCAAGGCCAACAACGGCAAAGCAGATTTTGATACGTTAAGAGAAGCTATCTCGTCTGGGCGTGGTATTGGCAAGTCGGCGTTGGTAAGTTGGATTACAATTTGGATGGCGGCTACACGGATTGGCTCGTCTACGATTATTTCTGCTAACAGTGAGAATCAACTGCGCTCGATTACGTGGGCCGAGATTACTAAGTGGTTGGCAATGTCAATTAACAGCCATTGGTTTGAAGTGTCGGCCACACGGGTGACGCCTGCAAAATGGCTGACTGAGCTGGTTGAGCGCGATTTGAAAAAAGGCACGCGTTACTGGGGCGTGGAAGGGCGGCTGTGGTCGGCGGAGAACCCCGACGCGTACGCGGGTGTGCACAACTTTGATGGTGTGCTAGTGATATTTGATGAGGCTAGCGGTATTGACGACACTATTTGGGCGGTGACCAGTGGATTTTTTACAGAAAACACACCTAACCGCTTTTGGTTAGCGTTTTCTAACCCCAGGCGCAACACGGGGTACTTTTACGAGTGCTTTAACTCCAAACGCGAGTTTTGGACAACCAAGGTGGTGGACGCGCGCGAGGTCGAAGGCACAGACAAACAAGTTTATACACAGATTATTGCGGAGTATGGGCCTGACTCGGCGCAAGCGCACGTTGAGGTCTACGGTATGTTCCCCAACGCGGGGGATGATCAGTTCATTGGCGCTGATATTGTGGACGACGCGATGAAACGCGTTAAGTACAAGGATCAGTCAGCGCCCATTATTATTGGTGTAGACCCTGCGCGCTTTGGCGCGGATGCAACAGTGATAGCGGTGAGACAGGGGCGCGATATTGTGAAGATTATGCGCCACAGAGGGGACGACACGATGACTGTAGTGGGTCACGTGATTGAGGCGATTGAAGAGTTTAAACCCGCCTTGGTTGTAATTGATGAGGGTGGGTTGGGTGCAGGTATTGTGGACAGGTTGAAAGAACAGCGGTATAAAATTAAAGGTGTAAATTTTGGCAACAAGGCCAAAAACCCGATTATGTACGGTAACATGCGAGCTCAGATGTGGGGCGAGATGCGCGAATGGTTGAAATCTGCTAGTATTCCGTCAGATCGGTTCTTGAAAACTGATTTGATTTCACCTATGATGAAGCCTGATTCACGTGGAACAATCTTTTTGGAAAGCAAAAAAGATATGAAATCAAGGGGTCTGGCTTCACCTGACGCAGCGGATGCAATAGCGGTGACGTTTGCTTTTCCTGTTGCGCACCGTGAGTATGTCGAACCTACACGTCGTGTTGCTAGTTATGGCAACTCGGCCTCAACTGGATGGATGGGCGCATGAAGAAAAGTGTATCTCTTAGTGTGGGTCGTGGTGAGAAACTATCTACAGCCAAAGGCGCAGGGTTAACTGCCAAAGGGCGCGAAAAGTACAACCGTGAGACAGGCTCTAACCTTAAAGCGCCAGCACCTAGTCCTAAGACCAAGGCCGATCAAGGCCGCAAAGATTCATTTTGTGCAAGAATGGGCGCTGTAGCGGCCAACGCCAAAGATGGCGAACGCGCTAAAGCAGCTCTTAAAAGATGGAAGTGTTGACCATGAAGCCAGGACTTTACGCAAATATTCATGCAAAACAGGCACGTATCGCAGCAGGCAGTAAAGAGAAAATGCGCCCTGTAGGCGCAAAAGGCGCTCCAACTGCTAAAGATTTTAAAAACTCTGCTAAAACAGCAAAGAAAGGAAAATAAGTATGTCTAATTCACAAGCAACTGGCGTTGCATATCTTGACCCCGAATTTTCAACGTGCTATGCAACCCAAGAAATTGGATACGCTACTGCCGCCCAAGGCGCTGTAACGCAAAGCTCAAGCAAATCGACTGGTGTGACTCTGAACAAGTCTGCTGGCCAGATCACGATGAACGGCGCATCGCTTACCACATTGACTAACGTAACTTTTACGTTGACCAACAATTTGATCACTGCCAAAGACGTCATCATCATAAATGTAGCCAGTGCTAACGCAACTGCTGGTGCTTACAACGCTTGGATCAGCAGTATGTTGGCCGGTAGCTGCACCATTACTTTGCGAAACATTACTGCTGGTACTTTGAGCGAAGCTGTTGTGATCAACTACGCAATCATCCACGCGCAATAATATGCCACTCGTTAAATCAAAGTCCCCCGAAGCGTTTCGCAAGAATATTAAAGCCGAAGTGGCTGCGGGCAAACCTATTAAGCAAGCAGTGGCAATAGCGTATTCAGTTAAACGTGCATCCCAAAAACCCATGTCCAAAGGTAAAAAATGAAATCTACAACCCAACAGATTAACAAGATTAACTCTCGCGAACCCAAAGTTCAAAACGGCGGGATGCCTAACGGTAACAAAGAAACTTATTCACCTACGGCTAATTGTCATGGCACGATTCCATCGGGCAACAATGTCAAAGCAACCGTAGACAAAGTATTAAACAAGATTAAATAATGGCTGATTACACAGGCATCGCCGCCGCAGGCGCCGTAGCTAACGGTGGTTCGGCTAAGGATAAGAGTAGCTCGGACATATTGGCCACAGCTCGCTCGCGTTTAAATTTAGCCATTGATGCGCTGTCTGAAAGTCGTGAAGATGAAATTGACGACTTAAAGTTTTATGCGGGCTCACCCGACAACCAATGGCAATGGCCAGCGGATGTGTTGGCAACGCGCGGCGCGGTGCAAGGCCAATCAATCAACGCTCGTCCATGTCTGACGATTAACAAGTTACCCCAGCACGTCAAGCAGGTGACCAATGATCAAAGGCAAAACCGCCCAAGTGGCAAAGTTATTCCAGTCGATGACAACGCCGACGTTGAAGTTGCCGAAATCTTCAACGGCATGGTCAGGCACATCGAATACATCTCGGACGCCGACGTTGCTTACGACACCGCCTGCGAAAACCAAGTTGCCTATGGCGAAGGTTATATCCGAATCTTGACCGAATACTGCGATGCAGACACATTTGAGCAAGACATCAAAATTGGCCGTGTACGCAACTCATTTAGCGTGTACATGGACCCGACTATCCAAGACCCTACAGGAGCAGACGCCAAATGGTGTTTTGTAACTGAGGATATTAGTAAAGATGACTACATGCGCATGTACCCTGATTCTGCGCCTATTACAACATTGCAGTCTCTAGGCGTGGGCGACCAAAATCTGTCGCAATGGCTAACTGAAGACACCATTCGCGTTGCTGATTATTATTACGTCGATCACGACACTGCAACCCTTAATCTGTACCCTGGCAATGTGACCGCTTTTGAAGGCACGCCAGAGGACAAACAATTGAAAGCTATATATGGCAAACCTAAAAAATCTCGTGAATCTGATCGTGTCAAAATTAAATACTGCAAGATTAACGGCTATGAAATTCTTGAAGAACGTGATTGGGCGGGGAGATACATCCCGATAGTTCGCATCGTTGGTAATGAGTATGAGGTAGACGGTCGTTTGTATGTGTCAGGATTGGTAAGAAACGCCAAAGACGCACAGCGTATGTACAACTACTGGGTTAGCCAAGAGGCAGAGATGCTTGCTTTGGCGCCCAAAGCACCGTTTATTGGCTATGGCGGTCAATTTGAAGGCTATGAGAACCAATGGAAAACAGCCAATACGACCAATTGGCCGTATTTGGAAGTTAATCCTGACGTTACAGACGGCCAAGGGCAGGCATTGCCGTTACCGTCTAGGGCACAGCCCCCGATGGCTTCTAGCGGCTTGTTGCAAGCCAAAGCGGGCGCATCTGAAGACATTAAGAGCACAACAGGGCAATACAACGCCTCTTTAGGCATGGGTTCCAACGAGCGCAGCGGCAAAGCCATCCTTGCACGTCAACGTGAAGGCGATGTGGGCACATACCACTACGGCGACAACTTAGCCCGTGGTGTTCGTCACATTACGCGCCAGCTTGTTGACCTGATCCCTAAGATTTACGACACACAGCGTATTGCCCGTGTGATTGGCTTAGATGGTGAGACAAACATGGTCAAGATTGACCCGACTCAGCAAGAGCCCGTCAAGAAAATTACAGACCAAATGGGTATTGTGATTGAAAAAGTTTACAACCCCAATGTTGGCAAGTACGACGTTGTAGTGGCAACAGGTCCAGGCTATGCAACCAAACGCCAAGAGGCATTGGAAGCAATGGCTCAGTTGTTACAGGGTAACCCACAATTGTGGCAAGTGGCAGGTGACTTGTTTGTTAAAAACATGGATTGGCCAGGCGCTCAAGAGATGGCCAAACGCTTTGCTAAGACGATTGACCCCAAACTCATGGAAGACGGCGATAAGCCACCAGAGTTGCAAGCGGCTGAACAGCAGATTCAAGCCATGGGTCAAGAGATGGAACAAATGCACCAGATGATCAAAAATGTGGGTAAATCCATTGAGATGCAAGAACAAGAACGCAAAGACTTTGAGGCTCAAATCAAGGCATTTGACGCTGAAACTAAGCGTTTAACTGCGGTTCAAGCGTCTATGTCGCCTGAACAAATTCAAGATATTGTTTTAGGCACTGTGCATGGAATGATCACATCAGGCGACTTGATTAGCGAGATGCCTGGACGTGAACAACCTGAGATGATGCCTGAGTCTGCTGAATACGCACCCCAACAAGAGATGCCACCCCAACAAGGAATGCCACAATGAAAGCAGCCGATTTTTTAGGACTCTTATTTTTAGCCCGTGATGTTGCTCATTCAGTACATTTGAATACCCGCAGTTTTAGCAAACACATGGCCTTGAATATATTTTATGATCGAATTATCGGTGCGGCAGATGATTTTGCGGAATCCTATCAGGGACGACATGGTTTAATAGGCCCAATTACTTTGCATTCAGCAAAGAAAACGGCTAACATCATCGAGTTCTTGGAAGACTCACTCAAGCAGATTGAAGACGCTCGGTATGACGTGGTAGATAAAAGTGATATGTCATTGCAACAGCTTATTGACAATATCATTGAAATTTATCTCCGCACCTTGTATAAATTAAAATTCTTGGCATAAGGAAACATCATGGCAAATTATAAAGCTCTCACTGCTACTGCTCAGGTAAAAGTTGGTGCGGGCAAACTCAAAGGTATTTTTGTCAGTTCTGGCACTGCGCCTACTGTTGCTGTGTACGACACCAACACGGCCAGCACTAGCGGCACCACATTGATTGCTACATTCATTGCAGCCTCTCCAGGTAATTACCCTTTACCAGGCGACGAAGCAGGTGTATACTTTAGCAAAGGACTATATGTTGTATTGGGAGGAACAAGCCCAGTAGCAACAGTTATATTTGATTAACCGTACTGGTGAGGTTCACCAGGGATTCTAAAGAATCGAAACCATGACTGAAGAAGTCCAAAACCTAGCGGAAGTTGACTCCGCGCCAGCCCCAGAAGTGACGGCCACTCCTGCAACTGAAGTTCAAACGCCGGAGACGCCAGAAGTAGTTGCTAAAACCTTCTCACAAGAAGAATTAGATGCTGCCATAGGCAAACGTCTTGCAAGAGAGCAACGTAAATGGGAACGAGAACAAGCGCAAAAACAAGCGGAAACGCAAGTTTTAAGAGCTGCACCCGTAGCATCCGTTGATCAGTTTGAGTCTACTGAAGCCTATGCAGACGCATTGGCCTTACAGAAGGCAGAAGAACTAATCGCCAAACGTGAAGCTGCTAAACAGCAATCCGCAGTTCTTGAGAGTTATCACGATCTTGAAGAAGAAGCTAGGACTAAGTACGATGACTTTGAACAAGTTGCGTACAATCCCAAACTTCCAATTACTAACGTGATGGCAGAAACGATTCAATCTTCAGATGTTGGCCCTGAGTTAGCTTACTACCTTGGCTCCAACCCTAAAGAGGCAGATCGCATCTCACGCATGACGCCACTCGGTCAGGCAAAAGAGATTGGAAAGATTGAGGCCAAACTGGCTGATAATCCACCAGTCAAACGAACGACATCTGCACCCGCACCGATTTCACCTGTCACTGCTCGATCTACTGGATCACCTGCTTATGACACTACGGACCCACGGTCTACCAAGACCATGACGGATTCGCAGTGGATTGAAGCCGAAAGAGCACGACAAATGAAAAAATGGCAGGCGCAGGCAACCCGCTAAAATTTTTAAAGGATTTTTTTCATGAGTAATTCGATTCTTACCATTGACATGATCACTAGAAAGGCTCTTGAGATTCTTGAGAACAACCTAGTGCTCACCCGTAACGTGAACCGTCAGTACGACGACAGCTTTGCTGTTGAAGGTGCAAAGATTGGTTCAACTCTCCGTATCCGTTTACCCGATCGCGCTTTGGTAACTGACGGCGCCGCCTTGCAAGTGCAAGACGACAACGAACAGTACACAACCCTAAGCGTTGCTTCACAAAAGCACATTGGTGTTAACTTCACAACTGCTGAACTCACCATGCAATTGGACGACTTTGCAGAGCGCGTGTTAAAGCCTCGTATTAGCCAATTGGCATCTTCTATTGATGCTGACGTTGCTAATGCGTATCAAAGTATTGGTAACACTGTTGGCACACCTGGCACTACACCTTCAACTTCTTTGGTCTTGTTGCAAGCTCAACAAAAGTTAAACGAAGCGGCTGCCACAATGTCACCACGTTATGCAACAGTTAATCCTGCGGCTAATGCTGGTTTGGTTGAAGGCATGAAAGGTTTGTTTAATCCAACAGACACAGTCAGCAAGCAGTTTAAGAACGGCATGATGGGCACTGGCGTGTTGGGCTTTGATGAAGTCAATATGTCTCAATCAATCAAGCAACACACTACTGGCACTCGTTCTACTACCGACACCATTTTGGTAAACGGCGCTGTTAGCACTCAAGGCGCAACTACCATTAATATGGACGGTGGTACGGGTTCAGCAACGATTAAAATTGGCGATGTATTTACTGTTGCCAACGTTTACGCTGTTAACCCACAAACCCGCGAAAGTACTGGTTCTTTGCAACAATTTGTTTGTACAGCCACTAACACTGCTGCTGCTGGCGCTTTTACAAGCGTTGCAGTTAGCCCCGCAATGTACACAAGCGCAAACGCGTTGGCTACTATTGACAGCTTTCCGGCTGACAATGCCGCCGTAACATTTGTTGGAACAGCTAACACTCAGTACCCACAAAACTTGGTTTACCACAAGGATGCAATCACATTTGCTACTGCTGACTTGTTGTTGCCACAAGGCGTTGACATGGCTGCTCGCGCTGTCCATAACGGTATTAGCTTACGTGTTGTTCGTCAATATGACATCAACAACGACCGTATGCCTTGCCGTATTGACGTTCTTTATGGCTACAGTACAATTCGCGCTGCAATGGCTTGTCGTATTTGGGGTTAATCATGCCAAATACCAAAGCAGTAGGTGTTGCCTATTCCGACCCTCAGTTGGATGCGGCAATCATCGGTAACACTAAAGCCTCTGGTGGCACAGTAGGTTTCTACGGTACCACCCCAGTGGTACAACGCGCTGCTGCTAATCAAGCAGCGTCAGTAGTGTCGGCATCGTCTTACATTACGGTCGGTTCAAACTTGGCGGCTTGGGCCGCTGAAGTAAACGCAACCCTCACAGGTCTTGGCCTGTGGAAGGGTGGAGCTTAATTTTCTTTTGAAGGATATTTATCATGGCACTTCCTAAAATTGGTGATGGCGAACAAGTTGGTGATGGCAATACCGGCGAAGTTCTAAATGTTGGCCGCACTGGTCAATCTTTGCAAATCGGTGGCTCCGCAGCCACTACGCTCGGTTTCTATGGTGCTACTCCTGTTGTGCAACGCGCAACAGCGACAACCCATACGACTACCAACGTGGTGACTAGCGCCAGCTACGGTACGTTGCAAGTGGCTCAAATGCAAGAAGTTATGAACACTCTTGCTGGTTTGGGACTCTGGGCATCCTAATGGACCGAGGTTCGCTCCTGCACGTTGGCTGTGGGAGCGAGTCTATTCCTGCATTCATGTCTGGCTTTGTGGAAACAAAGCTGGACATTGATGCTTCAAAAAACCCAGACATTGTTGCTTCCATGCTAGACATGGGCGACATTGGTGAATACGACTGCATTTATTGCAGCCATGCGCTAGAGCATCTTTACCCGTTTGAGGTCAAGACCGCGCTCCAAGAATTTAAACGCTGCCTTAAGCCAGGCGGCTATGCAATGGTGTTTGTGCCAGATTTGCAAGACGTTCAAGCAACTGAAGAAATCATACTTAATGCTCCTAGTGGCCCCATTAGTGGGTTGGACATGATTTATGGGTATGCCAAAGCGATGCGCGAAGGCAATCTCTTTATGGCTCACAAATGTGGGTTTGTGGCTGATACGCTCAAAACAGCGTTTGATGACGCTGGTTTTTCTAAAGTTGAAGCCAAACGATTGGCCAACTACAACCTAATGGCGGTAGCGGTTAAATGAAAGTTGTCTTTTGTCTTCCCACAGTCAAGCGCCCATACCAGCAGTGCTTGGATGCTCTTGAGGCGTCCATTCCCTTGATTCAGGCGGCTGGATGGGAAGAGGGTTTGGTCAATGAAGTTGGCAATCCATACATATCCGCAGCCCGCGCAGCCATGCTACGCAAAGCGCTCGACGCCAAAGCAGACGTTATTGTGTTTATTGACCATGATGTTTCATGGGCACCGCAAGACTTGCTGACACTTATTGAAACGCCTGGCGATGTTGTTGCGGGCTTGTATCGGTTCAAAAAAGACGAAGAGCATTACATGGGCGTTTTGCAAGATGGCGAAAACTTTATGCCCGTTTGCAGGGCTGATGGTTGCATTCAAGCCACCAGAGTACCAGCAGGTTTTTTAAAGGTCACCAAGGAAGCCGTAGGGCGGTTTATGGATGCATATCCGCACCTTTGCTACGGTCCCAAGTACAACCTGTCGGTTGATCTGTTTAATCACGGCGCGCACAAGGGCGCTTGGTGGGGCGAAGATTACGCTTTTAGTCGCAACTGGATTGATGCTGGCGGCGACATTTGGGTTATCCCTAATCTAGACTTAACGCATCACAGCACCGAGCAGCCCTATGTGGGCAACTATCACAACTTTTTACGTCAACAGCCGGGAGGCGATTTATGGTCATCTACATGAAACACCCAAAACACGGGACAAAAGTTGCAATTT